TTTTTTTTTTCAAGCAGAAGACGGCATACGAGATACATCGGTGACTGGAGTTCAGACGTGTGCTCTTCCGATCTCCATGCTAACATTAGATCTGCTGTACATTTACGACGAATATTTCTAGCATTATATAATAAAGTAAAATCATATTCTTTACCTTTATATAGTTGTTTTTTAAATTCTTGTAATGCAAGATATTCAGGATGTTCTTTAGTAATAGGAAAGAAGAATTTTTCATTAATTCCGTGTGGAACATATTTAATAACTTTTTCAGCTGCTACTTCTGTTCCTAATACACAGTGATTAATATTTTCTGTTTGTTTACTAATAGCTAATAAAGTATCACATGATTCATAGAATGATTTATTATACATTGGATAAGGTAAATCATCCCAAATATTTAAATAAATCATAGGAATTTTTTTTCTAATTTCATGTTCCATTTGAAATAACCAAACCCAATATCTAGGATCTGTAAAGATCATAATAGCATCTGGTTTTTCATTTTCTATCATATACCTGATTAATTCAGGTGAACCATATCCGTTAGTAGGATATAGTATTACTGACGAATCTGTTACGCCTGCATTTTTATTTGTGTCTTCTGATAGATCTAAACGAGTCCCTTGTTCGGGGTGATTAATTGCTCCTCCTACATTAACCCAGTTATAGTGATGAGCTGTACCTACAACTATTTCTCGTGCCATAGTTGAGATACCACTTGACATTCTAATGTCATCACATAAAAGGAGTATCTTTTTTCGTTGTTCTTTAGGGATATAACCTTCTTTAAACATATTATTATAATTTATATTTCCAAATAAACCCTTTATGGGTTTTTCTTTTATTTTTACAACATTCACTTATTGCAGCACTACTATTTGAATTTACATTTAAAGCTGCCTCTATTTGGCTATCAAAACATTCAAGTAATATACCATTAAGAGAGTACTTTTCCACCTTTTTCCTATTTTTTAACATAGGTTTATTTTTTAATGCTAAACTTTTTTTAAGTTTTGTTTCTTCACTTTTAGGACCACCTCCTCTATCATATAATTCACAAAATAACATTTTATTCCATCCTAATTGATCAATATAATATTGTTTCCAATATATTTCACGTTCATTTAATTGTTCTACAGTATATTCTTCAATTATTTCGAATTTATGATTTTCAGGACCATATTTAATTAAAGAATTATATAATTTAGGACCAATAGCTCCTCTTCCACTACAATACAAATACTGTCTAAATCTATGAATTATATCAATAGATTGTCCAATATATATTTTATTTGTTGGGCTCATTATTTTGTAGATTCCTATTAATTTCATTTATAATCAATTTTTCAATTAGTTTTTGCATTTTCAAACCATTTTCATTACAATATTTCTTTAATTGTTCATGAACTTTAGTATCAATTTGAATTGCTTTTGTTATTTGTTTCATCGATTATAAATATATGAAAGATATAGAAGACTATAGAAAATTATATACTTCCTGTAAATTGTGTATTTAGTTGATTATGTAGTTGTTTTCTAAATTCTTCATTTGTTATATACAAAAACATACTACGTTCTGTTAATTTTTGAAGTGAAAATTTTGTTTTAACACATTCTATTCTAAATGCATCAAATAAATCATTTGGTAATTTTACGCTTGTTAATATATTATCTTTATTTCCCATAATTTTATTTATTATATATATAAATATATATGGATTTAAGAAACCGCATTTTTTCTATCACAGAATTCTGTTTCAAAGTAAGGACACCACTTACAACTATCCTCACCTACATTTTTAATATACGATTTATCTTTTATTTTTCCACTTTCATCAAAGCAATCTTGTAAAAAATCATTAAATGAATTTAGCATTTTAGAACGTTTACTTTTGCCACTAGCTGGTTTAAACGACTGTACTCGAGGAATTGGAAATTCGGCTTCTTCCCATATTTTACGTTTTACTATAAAGTATTCTACTTCAATATTATCTACAGGTACATTATACTGTTTAGCAAAGTATTCTTTATATAATAATATTTGTGCTATTTTTTTATCATCTTTTTTTTCTTTATCTCCCCAACCACGAGTAGAAGTTTTAATATCATAAATGTAAACTTTATTATTTAAAGCATCATACAATACAAAATCTATATAACCCTTTAAATACAAGTTATTACTTACTTTAATTAATATAGGTAATTCAATACCTAATAACTTCATATTTTTTATACTAAATAACCCACCTGCTTTTTTTCTGATCCAGTTAATGATAGCAATACCATCTTCATAAAATTCTCTCATTTCAGAGGCTGAAGAGAAATGGGTTTTAGATTTTTCGTATGCTGTTTGATATAATAAAATGAATTTTTCTTGAAATATACCTAATAAATCTTCTCTATCTGCTGCTACTCTACTTACATTATACATTGTGTGTATATAATGTTGTAGAGTTTCATGCATAGCAGTTCCAAAAATAGTATGAATACTATCAGAATAAGGATTTAAATTTTTAACATAACTATTATACCACTGATGAGGACAATTAGCCCAAATTGAATACTGAGAATAAGATATTGTTCTATGTATTTGATAATTAATTGCAGGAGGTATATGATGTTTAATAGTTAACTCTAATTCTGTTAATTTCTTTTTTTTCTTAGCCATTAAATATTGATCTAATTTTAGAACCTAATTCACTATCATTTGGATTTTGTTTAATCAAATCCTGGATTGTATTTAAAGTTGTTATTTCTTTCTTTAAATATTGAGATAAATCCAATGCTTCTTCATACGCATGTTGAAGCATATTTTGATGATTATTTTGATCTAAAGTTGTATTATATTTTTTAATACCTACTTTGCTTCGTGAACGTAGATCATCAATTACGGCTTCTGTAATTTTATCGTCTGTTTTAATCTCCATTTATTTGTTGTTTAATGTTTTCTAATTCATCTTTAGGTAACATATCAATATATTCTTTAGCTTCTTTTTTAGATACTTCAAAATATTTTTGAACGGCATTTAATTCATCATCGTTGTACTTCTTAGTATTAGTCGCTTTAATGTATTTAAGGAATACATATTGTTTAGGAATTAAATCTTTATACAGATTATAAAGATGTTCACCTTTCATTTGCCATGTATTCTTTTGTACAATATTTACTACTTCTACATAATCCTGATTCATTGAAAGATAGCGGTTTATCATCCAATTATTAAACCCTTCATCACCTAGGTATTCTCCCTTATTAGTAGTGATATTCTTTATATGATCAAAAATATTAGGCATTAGTAGTTTCTATCGTTATCATTAAATTTTTCAGTTGCTTGTTGTTGGGCTTCTCTCATTTTAAGTTGTTCAGCTAAATAACGTACTCGTTCAATAGCAGAATTAAAATCTTCGTTCAAACGAGCATTATCTGTTTTTAATTGATCATTACTTGCTCTTAATTCTTTGTTTTCTGTACCTAATCTTTGAGCTACATCAATGGCATCTGCTAGTTGTTGTTCTAGTTCTTCTTTTTTCATTATTATTTGTTTTATTTTTTTAAAAATATTAATCATTATTTTTTAACTGTGTTGGTAACGTTTCTTCTAGTACTTCTCCACATTTAGCACATATGAATGTTGGAATAGGAATTATAGCGTCCTGTGATGTGCCCGTAACAAAGCGAGAGGCTTTGCGTAATAATACTCCCTCAATGAATGTTTCATTTTCACACTCACAGACTATAGGTGTAGTTTTATCTAATGTTATGTTTAAATTTTGTTTTTCCATTATGTTATTTATTTAGTTATTTCTAGTAATTTACTTATAAAAGCAGCAAAGTTTAATTCTTTATCAGGACATACGTTAGCTCGATATGAATATTCATCTAAAATAACAGATACTTCAGCATCGTGTCCTTTACTAAATTTAGATAAATTGTCAAATAAATAACGATATGCTACCTGAAAATCATCTACTTGAGAATCTGCTACTAATTGGCGAATAATATACCATGCCTTTTTATCATTACCTGATAGAATTTCTACTAACTTAGATAACCAGTCAGTATTTGTAGCTACCCAAACAAATTTATCTTCAACAAGTCCTGCTTGTAAGTTTTTAATAATTGAACGAATATCAGGATAGTATTCTTTAATTAATGTAGCTATATCTTGTAAATCATATTTAATATTTTCTACTTCTAAGATGTTAGTACAAACGTGTTTTGCTACTTCACCTTTAGAAGGTGGTTTTAAAATATGAATTTCACAACGTGATTGTAGAGGTTCAATTAATCGCTCAATATAATTACAAGTTAATATAAAACGAGTATTTATTGAGTATTCTTCAATAATATTACGTAAAGCGGCTTGTGCTGGTTGAGTTAAGAAATCAGCCTCATCTAATATAACTACTTTAAGTGGTTGAAATGAAGCAGATGAAGCAAATCCCTTTACTTTTTCTCTAATCATATCAATACCGTTTTCATCACTAGCATTAAGATATAAGTAATCACATTTAATATTACTCACAATTAATTTAGCTAATGTAGTTTTACCAACCCCGGCAGGTCCTGAAAGGATAAGGTGAGGAATGTCGTTATTGGAAATGCATATTTGTATTCTTTCTTTTAGTTGATTATCACCAATATATTGTTCTAATGTTTGCGATCTATACCGCTCGATCCATAATGTATGTTGCTTTTTCATAGATTAAATATATGAAGGTGGATTTGACAATCCACCTCCTTTTATTGTTTTATTTTTTTATTATCCCATCATACTACTGAAGTCCATTTCATTGTCCTTCTTTTTAGTATCAGGTTTATTATGAATTGTACATTCAGTCATAAGTAATGTTACCGCGGCTGCAGCTGCATTTTCAAGAGCACAACGTACTACTTTAGTAGGGTCAATAATACCTTCATCGAATGCGTTTACTAATACTCCTTCTTCAATAGATGGAACTAAAACATTATTTCCGTCCATAGCTTCTTTAGATAAGGTCATGTAGTAATCCATAGTTTCTTCACCAGCATTTTTAAGAATCTGTTCAAATGGTTGAGCACATGCTTTATAAACTATTTGTTTACCTACATTATAATCAACATTATCTTCTTTAGCATGAGTAATTCCTTCTCGAGCATGTAGTAATGCTACTCCTGCACCAGGAAGAATACCTTCTTCAAGAGCTGCTTTAGTCGCCTGTAAAGCATCATCTAAACGATCTTTCTTTTCTTTCATTTCAACTTCAGTACCTCCACCTACATTAATAATAGCAACTCCACCAATCAACTTAGCTAAACGTTCCTGTAGTTTTTCTACTTCATATGGTGATGCTCCCGGACGATCAATTTGTTGTTTTAATTCATTAATACGAGCCTCGATTGTTTCAGTATCACCTTTACCATCAACAATGGTAGTTGTATCTTTACTTACGGTAATAGTACGTGCTGATCCAAACCAGTCCATATTAAACTTATCTAGTTTCATTCCTTTATCTGGTGATACTACGCTACCTCCAGTTAAAGCGGCGATATCTTCTAGAATTAATGTTCTACGTTCCCCAAAGTCAGGAGCTTTAACAGCACATACTTTAAGAGTACCTCTCATTTTATTAACGATTAACGTAGCTAATGCTTCATCAGTAATATCTTCAGCAATAATTAATAGAGATTTATTCTGTGTAGATACTGACTCTAGAATAGGTAATAAGTCTTTAATTTGTGATATGCGTTTTTCATAGATAAGGATTAAAGCATCATCTAATACAGATTGCATAGTATTATTATCAGTAACCATATAGTGAGATTTATATCCACGGTCAAACTGCATACCTTCAACTACTTCAAGTGATGTTTCACCTGTACGAGATTCTTCTACAGTAACTATACCTTCACGTCCTACTTTTTCCATCGCAGTTGCTACTAATTCTCCAATTTCAATATCGCCATTTGCTGATAATGTAGCTACTTGTTTGATCTGAGATTCGTCACTAATATCTTGTGATAAGTCTTTTAAAGCTGCTACTACTTCTTTAACACCCGCTTCAATACCACGTTTAATTTGAGTAGCATTTGTCGAGGCATATGCTGTAGCAGATAAAGCCTGAGTTGCTATTGCGTGAGCTAGTACTGTTGAGGTAGTAGTTCCATCTCCAGCAGCATCTACTGTTTTAATAGCAGCTTGTTTAATAATAGTTGCGGCCATATTCTCAATTGGATCTTCTAATTCAACTGTTTTAGCTACAGTAACACCGTCTTTTGTTGACTGTACTTGACCATATTCCTTTTCAATTAATACATTGCGACCATAGGGTCCCATTGTTGTTGCTACGGCTTTATTTACTTGTTCAATACCGGATTGTAGTTTTTGTTTTGCTTCACGATTGAAGCTAATAATCATAACGTTACTCATATATGTTTTTTATTTTTCTAAAATTGCAATTAAATCTTGTTCTTTACACACAATGTATTCTTCACCTTCAATAGTAATACGTTGTCCACCAAATGAAGGAAATGTTACTAACGCTCCAACCGGTACTTCATTAGGAATAAGTACCCCATTCATGTTAATAATTCCTGGACCAGTAGCTACTACTTCACCCATAAGTGGTTTTTCTTTTCCCGCATCAGGAACGATGATATTCCCATACATTGTTTCAGTTTCATCTTGTTGCTTAATCACTACGTGATTGTGTAACGGTTTAATTTTCATAGTCTTTATTTTATTTTATAAATATAATTAATTTTATTTGTGTTTCCAAATCTACTCTTTTCCCACTACTAAATAAGTAGCTTTTTCACCTTCTTTACCAATAAATTCAGCTTTTAATAAACCTTGTTCATTAATATACAATTTGCCTGAATTTATTTCTCTATTGTTATCTAGTATTTCTCTAAATTCATTGATAGGAAATTTAATAGGCATTGTTGGTACTCCACTTTTTGTTGCTTTAACACTAAAATTAATCTTATTTGTATAGTTATCTGTACCACCTAATAAGAAATTAATTACAGGATTACCATCGGTATCATATCCATTATCTATTATGAATATTTCAGTATCTAATGCTTTTTTAGCCTTAATAAATTTAGTAATAAATTCTTTATCTATATCTGCTTCTAATTCATATTCCGGTTCTTCAACTACAGGGATAGTAGGAACTAGCATTGTGTCTGCTAATGAATATTCTAAATTATATTCTTTATCTGCTATTAATAACTTACTAGCTATTTTACCTTGGTTAACTACATTTAATGTAAGGAAACTATCAGTAATATTTAATAATTTAAGTAATTGAGTAGTGTCATATACTCCTAATTCACAATCATCTAGAGCAATATTAGGAGCTTCAATCGTACCAACTACATTCTTCTGTGTTGCTATGAATTTAATAGTTGCTACTTTATCTTTAATAGATATTTTAACACGTTCTGTTAAACCGTTAAGGTAGTATTTTTCAATAATACTTATTAAATATAATTTCTTCATAACTTAAATATATAACTTTTATTTTGATAATCCAAACTTAGAATTTAAAGAATTTATTTATTTTAGAATTTAATACAGGAAAATCCCACCCTATATCATTATAAATACCTGTTAATTTATTTAATAATACTGAGTTAAATGCTTCCTCTCTATTTACATATTCTTCAATAAAGTCTGTAATGAATTTAGGATCATTATATCCTGTAAAACCAATTACATCAATGTGATATGGGTTAGGTTTTAAAGATACATATTTCATTTTATCACCTTCAGTAAAGCAAGGATATTGTTTATCTAATTTTTTAAAACGTAGTAAATCATTATAATATACAGCTGCTTTTGTATTAATAGGTGCTTTTAATTCAAATTCACTAAATATTTCACCTATTTTAGGTTTACGTTTAATGTATTTACTAATCATTTTAACACCTGTTGGTTTAGCTAATTCATTCCAATCTGCTGTATTTAGATAATTTTTAAAATTAATAATCTGTGTATCGATTTCGTTTTTAGGTCTACCAAACATAATTTCTTGAAGTAATTTTTCACCAAATGCTTTATATGTTTTAGGCATATTTGATTTCATCAAATCTAATCCTTTCATATCTAGTTCCTCTACAGGTACACCTTCTTTATTTACAATAAACATAGCGTAACGACGTTTACCAGCAAAATAACCTCGTTCAAGTACTACTTCTTGTTTTAATTCGAAATAATGTTCTCTATTTTTAGGAATATTAAAAGAATCTATAGCAAACTTACCTATAAATTCGTTAGCTGCCTTTTGAATTTCAGTTGTAATTTCTAAAATAATTTTAATCCATTCTTCTCTACCAGCAGTCGCTAAATTAGGATTACGTTTTAGTGCTAAATCTCTAACTTGAATAAATAGCGAATCTGTGTCTGAAGTGACTACGTAGTCTTTATCTTCGGTTTTTAATTCATCATTCATCCATCTATTAGTAAATGCAATTGATTCTTGAATTAGACGTTGACCAGTAAGAGTAATAGCGGATGATATCATTTTATGCCCATCGGTATAGCGCCAACCATTAATAGCGTAACATCCATAAACGTCATTTAATTTAATTTTATAAGCATGTTGTCGTCTATTATAGAAATCACCCATAATAGGATCATTATCTACTTTAAATGCTTTTTTCATTAAATCTTTATATTCAACACGTTTATTGAACCAATCAGTTAATACTTCACACACTACAGATGATCTATCTGTTCTAAACATTGAACCATTAGCTGCTATAATAATATTACCTGATTTAATTATATCAATAATTTTATTTACTGATATTTGAGTTCTATTTGTTGTACGATTATCATTTAATTTTTCAATAGTTATCATTTCATCAGGATCCATTTCCTCTAATTCAGCTAATGTCCATTGATTATCATATTTACCCCTATTTACAATACGCCCTACTAAAGTTTCTATACCTATATTTAATGAGCGGATAATAGAGGGGTATAGAGATGTAAAATCCAAATCAATAACCCATTCATATAATCCTGGTACTGGGTCTTTTAAATATCCTCCCGCATAATCATCGGTTGTAGACTCTTTAAGGGCTTCATTATATGTAGTTGGCTTATTCGGCGATACTACACCCTTTCGTTTTAAATAAGTGAGAATAGCGCCGTCATTTAATACAGTAGATAAGTATATTTTTTCATAAGGTACGTGACATAAATGACAAACAGTAATAGATAGATCAATGAATTTAAGTTTTTTCTCTAATTCAATTATAATTTCAACGTCACGTATATTATACTCTATAAATTTATTAACGTCTTCTTTAAATAATTTATCTAAACTACCATCATATTCAATTTTACCTAATTTAACATATTTAGGACCTATATCTCCTAGTTTATAAGATGGTTCTTGTTTTACAATATATTTTTTAAATAGTAACATGTAATCTAGGTGATTAATACCTGCTAATTCTATTGGTTGTTCTTTATTCCAGTCAACAATATTTCTTTTATTTAGTACTGGAGATAGTCTGCGTGCTTGGTCTATTCCTAGAGTATTACATATGCGATAATATAGATAAGGGATATCAAAGAATCCACTATTCCATCCTGTAATGATAGTTGGGTCACATTTTTCCCATAATGATAGAAAGCTAGATAATAACTCACGTTCTGTAGTATACGGTGTAATTTCTTTATTACCATTAATAGAATGACTTAGTTCATTCTTTTCATCTAATATTAAACAATAATATTTTTCTTCAGAAACATCATATAGTGATATAGATGTTATTTTCATTGGAGCAGATTTAATATATTCTGGTGTTAATGCTCCTCCAATTTCACACTCAATATCAA